CCCCAAGTATTCCTCCACCAGCACCTGCGAATAAAGCCAACTCATTCATTTATCCAACCTTTCTTGTTTATTTACGGAGTCGTTCTATTGCTGCCCGAATCTCAGGTGGCATAGGTACGGCTTCTTTTAGTTTTTGTTCAACAGCAATTAAGGCAGGATCACGCTCAAATTTGCTTGGCACAGTCGTAAACACTTGATCTGCTTTGTTTACATGGGCTTGGTTCTGACTTCTTACCCAATTACGCCATGTAGCAAACCAATCTAACTTTACCCCTTGTTGTCCAGCCTTGGCTATCCAATAATCTTTGAATGACTCAAATACTTTTGATGGGTTTAGGTCAGGCCTATCTTGTTGGCAAAAGTCTTTCCAATCTTCTGTTAAACAAAAATCTGGTGAGAGGCGTGAGCCTCTTGTGCTCTCTACCTTTGGTTTATGGTTAATGGTTATTGGTTTATGGTTATTGGTTGCTATTAGGGTGGCATTAGGGGGGCTATTAGCCTCCCCATTAGTACCCCATCTTTTAGCCGCACCACGTTTACCAGCCTCTGAGAATTCCCTGTATTTTGCTATCTCTTTGTCAGCCCTTGGGTTAACAAAACCAGCATCTGTTGACAAAAAGAATTCCTCTAAAACTGTCAGGACATCTTGTTCAAAATCCTTCAAACCAATTTGACGAGCAATATCCCTGTGTTTAATCGGGTGTTCGTGCAAATAGTAGAAGTCAAGTAATCGCCTGAAAGCCAAATCTTCCATTGGAGTCAAATGGCTTGTGTGCGACTTATAATCGCCAATATGGAATTGATAGAAGTGCATTAAGTTTTCCCTTTTTTACGCACCTTTGGAAGAAACATAGGCAGGGGAAGGTGTAACCCTTTTCAATACGCTCATGACTTCGTATCTAGCCTCGTTTCAAACCATTATAGATAAATTCGTGGGTAACTCAAATGCTCGCCAAATTTACTAGGATATTTCAGAAAATCGTATGCACCTAGTCTGGCACAAGTCTGCTTTAACTCTTTACCATCGTAGAATTCAGTCGTAGTGCCGTTAGACATTTTGGTAGGAGTTGCCACGTTCTTTTTCTCGTGTAAAGCCGCCAATCCAAAGCCCGTGATATGCCATACATCCTCGATACAAACAACATAGCCAAAGTTCTGCAAGTCATTTAAATAGTTCTCAAAATGAACGCTTACATTGCCAGCGTTGTTGTCTCCATGCGTAAATGATTTCAATGGGCTAGGCTGGTGTTCTAGCCTTCTGAGCATTTGTTTGTGATAAGTCTTTAGGTACATAAAATCTCCTTGTTTTGTTAGACCATCCTAAACCCAAATTTATTTTGTCAACATAGGGTTTGTCCTAGTATTCAAACATTTGTTTTCATTGACAATTCATGCACCAACAAGCAGTTGGGTAACTAAACAGGAGTGAATGATGACAGTTAAACCTAAAGATTTTCAACATGAGATATGCGTCTACCTTGAGGGAATTGGAGAGTGCTTAGTGTGCTTTGACATCCTAACGCCAGGCAATGAACTTGACGCTGACCATTCTGATGACTATGAGATTGACTTCGCAGTCTTTGATGAGCAAGACAAGCCCATCACTTACGACATCAGCAAAAGACATTACAACTATTGCGAAAACAAAGCAACAGACGAAATGTTTGATATTACTACTGCATGGCGTAAGGAATGGGAGGGTTCTGTGTGACGGAACAGGAACTCACAGAATTAGTGAATGACTTGCGTTTCCAAGTCAACGCCCTGAAACAACGAGTGGAAGACATTGTTGTTATGACTGGGGCGAACACTAACGGCTATTACGATTTAAAAACAAAACTAAACGAACTGGTAAAGAATGACAAGGAAACAACTTCAAATGACTAAACATGAAATGATTAGTTTCTTACGCATGGCGGCTGTTGATGAAAACACAATTACCGCTATGTCCAACGCCTACGACATGGGCGTAGAGAATGAGCGAGACATTGCTTGTTCTATCGTATTTGGCATGATTGACAATCACGCTAAAGCCCAATCAATAGTAGATACCATCCGAATAAGGGAGTGAAAAATGACGGATCAAGAAAAGTTAAACAAAGCCTTCCATGAACTTGATTATGAAGACGAACTGGCAGTCAATGTCGTCATGTATCAGACAGAGGCAGAGCATCTCAAAGCAGAAATTGCAGAGTTACATCGCATCCTCGCAGAGCATGAGTTGCAGTTGCGAATCAAGAACGAAATGATTGCAGAAATACACAGAGTATTGGGGACAATATGAAAATGAAACAATCTTTTGAAGAAATTTGGGATGGTATTCAAGACTTGTATTTTTGTATGAATTGTTTTGCGCCAAGAAAGTTTAATGTTAAAGGATGTTGCGGAGAAGATGACTACATTCCATTAAAGAATTTCGATCATGAGTTTCAATTTGAAATAGCAAAGGATATGTACGATGCTCAATGATTATTCAACTTTTTTAATGAACATCGAAAGATCAGTGAAAACACTTAGTGAAATGTGTTTGAATAAGCAATATACTGGGTTCTATTCAGAGATAAACACCATCATTTCAAACCTGATTGGTTTATCACACTGGATAGGTCAAGAGCAAGTTAAACAGAGTCAACAAAATAGGAGTAAAGAATGAATGTATATCAAAAACTAAACGAGGCTAGAGCCAAGTTTCACAAGAAAGCCCTCAAGAAGTCTGGTCACAACAAGTTTGCTGGCTACAACTATTTTGAGTTAGGTGATTTCGTAATCCCCGCTATTGAGATATTTAACGAGGTAGGTCTTACTTCCATCATCCGCTTTGGAAAAGAGATTGCTGAGTTCATTGTTGTCAATACTGAGAAGCCTGACGAGATCATTGTCTTCACAAGCCCTATGTCTTCAGCCGCCCTAAAAGGTTGCCATGAAGTGCAAAACCTTGGTGCTGTGCAGACCTACCTATCACGCTATCTATGGGTGTCGGTGCTACACATAGTCGAGCATGATGCGTTAGACGCTACAACAGGCTCTAAAGTGGTCGAGGAAGGCACTCCTGATGAGGGAAAGATGCTTGACTACATTGCCGCCATAGAAGCCACCACAACAGTTGACGAACTAAAGAACATCTACATTGAGGCATTTGCCGCTACCGATGGAAACAAGGCATGGCAGACCAAGATGATTGCCGCCAAAGATGCCAAGAAAAAGGAGTTGAAATGAAAGATATACCAGTATTTGCGTTTCCAATACACCCAGATGTAGATTTAAACCACGACCAAATTTGGAGTGGTATGACTTTGCGTGATTACTTTGCGGCTAAGGCTATGCAAGCAATCTTGGCAGACCAATATGCAAATGGCATATATGTTTTAGATTTAGATAATGATTCTGAAATTGTTGCTTCTAATGCGGCTTACACAATGGCAGATGCAATGATGAAAGCGAGATCAGAATGAGTGAAGAAATCGTACAAGGCACAGACAAATGGAAAATGCTCAGACTAGGCAAAGTTACCGCTAGTCGAGTAAAAGACATTGTTGCAACCACTAAGTCAGGCTATTCAACAAGTAGAGACAAATACATGACGCAGTTGCTGTTGGAACGCCTGACAAACTCAGTAGCAGAATCGTATAGCAACGATGCAATGGCTTGGGGAACTGAGCAAGAACCCTTTGCTAGAGCCGCCTATGAGTCCAAGATGGGCGTATTGGTTGACGAGGTAGCGTTTGTTAACCATCCAACCATTGAGCAATCAGGCGCATCTCCAGACGGGATTGTTGGCGATGGCTTGGTTGAACTAAAAGCCCCAATGTCGCATACGCACTTGGAAAGCATTTTGGGTGGCTTAGACGATCAGTATAAGGTGCAAGTAAATTGGCAGATGGCTTGCACAGGGGCTAAATGGACAGACCTATGTTCATTTGATCCAAGGTTTCCCGCAGAATTGCAATTAGTTATCAAGCGTTTCGAGCGTGATGATGCCTTTATTGCAACGCTGGAAAAAGAAGTTATTAAGTTCTTGGCTGAACTCGATGACAAGTTAAATAAAGTTAAATCAAGAGGTTAATATGGAAAAACGTGATAACTCAGGTGTTCTTTTTAAGAACGACAAGAAGGAACAGGAGAAACATCCTGACTACAAAGGTAGCATCATGGTAGACGGCAACGAATACTGGTTGTCTGCTTGGATAAAAGAAGGTAAGACAGGTAAGTTTATGGGCTTGGCAGTATCACCTAAAGATGCACAACCGCCAACAGGTAAAGTGCCTTATGGTCAAGGCGGAACGACAAAAGAAGGCCGTGATTCTGAGGACATCCCGTTTTAATCTGCCATTGGAGTTGTAGCCTTAATCTAGCGTGGTTGATGTGACTGATTAAGACGTTTACTTGCGGCAGATGGAGTTCTTTTTACAAGTAGACATTCCAAGTATGACGGAGGGCATATCGGAATCAACCGACCCTCCAACTAACATTCAATTCAACAGGAGTTCACAAATGAGTTTTAATAGGGATTCACAAATGAGTATATTAGACAAAACATGGTTTGAAGGTGGAGTAGAGAAGTTCTTTGGTTCACAGTCATTCGTAAGGGCAAGGATCATTGATCCATTAACAAGCCACATGGCGGCTGAAAGCGTTACAAATGTAGCACCAGCGCACATGGAGGTCATTCACGCTTGTTTAAAGCGGTTTGGGCCACTAGGCAAGGATGGAATAGCCAAGCAAACTGGTCTGAGAAATGACCAAGTATGGCGTAGGTTGCCAGAGATGCAGAAACTAGGGATGATTGGGTTAACTGGTAAGACAGTTGCATCAAATTCTGGTAGACAAGAACGTGAGTGGATCATCCTATGAGCCTGTGGCGCAAACGCAATGTTCAGCATAATGGACAAAATCAACCTAAATGGTTCAATATGACCGCTTTGGCTAACAATGATTTAAGTATCAAGTCGGAGAAAGCAATGCGTGAAGTACAGAGACTAGGGCAAGAGATAGAACAAGATGTAAACCAATCGTTGACAACTGAACAAGATGAATTGATTAAATGTGGCTGTTGGTTTACAGATACAGGCGAGTTAGTAAAAGATGATATTGACCTTAATGCCTTTGCCAAACTGGTAGCAGAGAAAGAGCGTGAGGCGTGTGCAAAGTTGCTTGAGAGAACAGATTTGGGTGGACTTAAAAGCGATGTATGGCTTCAAAATTACACAGCAACAATACTTGATGGATACGCCAAAGCAATCAGAGCAAGGGGACAAACATGATATGGGTTGACCCACCAGAAGGCTGGAAGTATGGTTTCCCTGCCATATACGACCCTGAGAAAGATGGTCAGATGAGCGAGTGGATTGTCAGAAAAGGCTATCCACTTCTGACAATTAAGGAATATGGTGATTCTTGGGCAGTCAGGTGTTGGCCTGTGGAAGTGAAACCTTCCGATGAGTAAAAATATCCCGATAGGGTTATAAATGCACAAAAACACTCTAAAGTGATAAAAAATGTTCTGATCGGGTCATTTAACGTAAAAAATGCACATTAACACTATCAATGTTAAAAAGGAAATATTATGTTAGAAACTATTGCTTGGGTACTACTTTTAATAATTAGTGGCGGCGTAATTGTTGTTACTACATTTGTTGCAATTTTTATGCTATCGGAGGAAAAATGAAAATAACTATTGAATATGATGATGTCATAGAAGCAAGACAGGCCATCCACGCACATGATGTGTGGACAGCCCTGCTAGACATCAATGAGGCAATGCGCTCACATACTAAACACGATGTTTCTGAAACACAAACATTAGCCAGTATTCAGGAAATCTTGTCAGATGTAAGCCAGTTGCTTTACTCTTGATCTTCGTCTTCTTCTTCGTCTTCTTCTAACTCAAGCCAATCGTCTTCGTCTTCGTCATAGTACCAAGTTACGCCTTCAGGGTCAGTGAAAGACAACAGTTCGCTATCCTCTTCACCTTCTTCAACCCAACCACACTCTTCTTGTTCAGCAATAAACGCTTGCAACAGAGTAACTTTGTTAAAGTCTTCTGTTCTGATAGTGATGTTTTCTTCCCATCCTAAGTTAATCTCTACTGTATACATAAAAATCCTTTTAAGAAACATTGATGATCTGACCTCTAAACTCAACCTGACCTTCATCCCACTTATGAACCAACTCAGGCCAT